GTTTGTCTTGTGTTAGATGAATTATCTGAGCCACTACCACCACGACCTTGATTAACTCTCAAGGATACCGTAGAGTTTGCTCTAAGCTCTTTCATCTTGCTATTAACAGAAACTAAATCTTCTTTAGTAGCACGAACAGTAGCTCTATATTTTTCCCATAAAGGCTCACCAGCTCTTACTGAGGCATGGATTCTACCTAAAGCTTTAGTAATACCTTTTTGATTATTTTGAATAGATGTGAGAGCTTTTTCAACAAGGTTTACATTAGAAGCAACACTCTTGTAGCTATCAGCAATATTCTGGTTAGCTTTCTTTAGAGATACTTTATCTAATTTTGTAGTAACACCATCTAATGCTGATGAAGCACTTCGTAGTTTTTCAGCTAAGACACCAATGTTTCTTGCAGCTACTACTGTATTACCACGTACTTCTCTAAGCTTGCTGTTGAAGCTGTCTAAACCTGTCGTATCAACTTTAAATCCAAGACTAGCAAACATACTAGCAATTTGATTAGACATATATACCTTTCCTTGTCTTGGTTATTTTTGGTTTTCTTTTTGTCTTAAATAATCTTCGTATGAAATTAAGTTTTCATATTCGTAGTATTCTTTTAGATCAAGAACATCATCTACTGTCATTTCGTATTTTAGTTTTAATAGTAGAGATGGTTTATCTTTTGTTTTTGGATGACATAACACTTCCATCCATTCAACAGGAAGTGAGAGATTGTTCTCAAGTCTGTCGTACTCTCGTTTATTTACCCTCGTTACTTGGTTTTCCTCTTTAGGGATTACTTCGCATTTGTAACGAGTCTTTGAAAAGATTCAAGGTAGTTTAATTTTAAAACTTCATAAGTAAGTTTCAATAATGTATCGTAGTTTTGTTCAAACTCAACATCGAAGTTAACCTTTGAACCATTAACTGTTACAGCATCCATAAGCTCAACAATAATGTCGAATACTTCTGATGCGTTTTCACCAGCAAGTAATGAAGATAATTCTGAAACAACTGTTTCATCTTCTACATCAGGATTTCCCCAAAACTTTAAAAATGGGAATACATACTTAGTAACACGAGTAAGTAGCATAAAACCTTGCTTACCACGAAACGCATCAATAATATAAGTTTTATCGTTTAATTGAGTAATTTGTTGCTTTGACATTTAATTATATCTCCTAAAAATTTGGGTCGCCTTTCTCTGGTTGATGTGGCGTAGTTTGTACAGGTGTGTTTTCACTAACACCTTTAGATTCTAGTTGAGCATTGGCTTCACTTTGTTTTGAGCCTGTTGCTGTTTGTGCTGTACTATCTGATGCAAATACATTTGTCGTTAGTGTTGATTTAACACCAAACACATAAACCTTGTTAGGTGCTTGCATTGATAAAGTTATTTCAGGCATACTAATAATATGTGACCTAAAGATATCTACAATATCCCCATTCTCATATACACTAATATAGAACCAACCTTTAAGTTCTTGTTGTTTTCTTGCAAGAGCTTGTAGAATAGAATTTGACTTTGCTGTTGGGAGGATGTTCAAAGTAAGTGTCATCATCTCCTCTTTGTCATAATAAGTATAGTAACTTGGATCAATACCAAACTCTGCAACACTTATTGTTCTAGCACTAATGGTTGCTTCCTCAATGCCATCAATTTCCATGCGAGCAATTGTGATCTTGTTTCTTGATGCATCATAAACTTTAGTTGATCTTTCTAAGAGGTTTCCACCATCCCATAAGGATTTTGCTTTCTCTGCTAACCCTGTTAATATTGAAGCCATTTAATATCCTATGCTTTGTGTTTCTTAGAAAAGATTTTTAAGTTTGCCCATTGTTGATGAGAATACTTCAATACCTTTACTTTCAATTGATGATAGGTCAATACCTACCATATCAGCAAGCTCTACAACTTTAACTAAAGACTGTATCTTAGAGTAAAGCTCATTGCTTTCATAAGTACCTTGTTGTGTGTAACTACCATTGTGACAAATGAATGTCCATGTTTTAACACCAACATCTGATGCAAAGTTTGTATTAGCCTCATTCTCGAAGAAGCAATCTAGAGCAAAGAATCTAGTACCACCTTCACTCATCTTTTCTTCGACTTCAATTGGCATCTTAAATTCAACATTAGTCTTTTGATACAGTTTAAATAATAGGTGTAACCACGTATTAGCTTCGCTAGTTTGATTAACATGGAAAGTTAATCTATAACTACCATACTTATCCTTAAACGCTGTTCTTGAGCCATCCATAGCCTTTCTGAACGTGGTTACATCATTCTCTCTTTCAATGTCAACAATGTTACTTTCAGAGAACCCTTCAATTGGTATTCCAAAAATCTTACATCTAACTTGAGATGGTACATAAGAGTTTAAATATTTCATTGAAGAGTTTATCCTTTATTTGTTAAACAACACTTTTCCATTCGTCATCAATGTTAACGCCAAGTCTCTCTAATACTTGAACAGTGTCAGGATCAATTAAACCGTTACCACCAATCCATTGATCAGCCCAAGCAAAAGTAATCATCCAATCACGAGTACCTGTTGCACTGCCGAACTCTTGTGAAGTTGGGCGTGATACATAGCATTGAGATGAGTAGACATAAGAACGACCACTCTTATCAGCAAATGTACAAGTGAAGATACCGTCACGACCTGAAATATCACCCTCATCGTAACGTAGTAAAGCACTAAGAACGTCATTTGATTTAGATGTTTGTTCTAAGTGAATAGTCATTTGAACAGTCTTATCTAAACGATGTGTACGAGTAGTGTGACCATCAATACCAACAGTGTTAGTCCATGTTTGATCAGGGAACTCAATACTCACTGTAGAATCTGCTGTAAAACCTGTAACAGCGTGACTCGTATTAGTCTTAGGATGACTGATAACAATTGTTGTAGATGATGGGATATAGCTATTTAAAGTACGTCCAGCCATTTATAATTCTCCTTATTAAGCGTAAACAGTGCCTTCAACAGCATCTACATAAATGATTGCACCAGCTAATCTAGCTCGGAAAGTCAATCGTGAAAGAACACCAGAAGCTCGTTCTTGTGAAGTTAGTTTGTTAGCATCTGGTACAGAGATTTGGAATCCATCATCTTCTGTAAGAATGTTGTTTGTAACAGCTTCATTTAACACTGTAACCAACTCTGCTTTAAATAAATCAATACCGCCGTTTGTATATAGGATACGTTCTTTAGTGTATAGAAGATTCCACAAGCGTTCACCAATACGAATCTTGAGCCAAATAGCACCTAAGATAACGTGAATCTTTTCACCACTAGGCACATTACCATTACCAACAATAACACTATCTTGACCAACTTTAGTGTAGAAGTGGGCTTCTTTATCTCGTAAGTAATTTACTTCTGTTGATGTATAACCTTCAGCAACCAATCCAGCTAAAGTTTTATATAGCCAAAGATTTGAACCAATAACTGCTGATGCAAAACGACCTACCCAAGCAGCTTCACCCATTGATACTGCTGTATCTTTAAAGTGGATACCGAAGCTTTTAACGAAGTTTAATGCTTTCAACTTAGAGAAGATGTCTGTAGTAGCACTTGTAACAGTGGCAGCGTTAGTATCACTGAATACATAGATAATATCTTGTGTTTCTACATAAGTAGCGATAGCAATTTTATCAACATCTGTAGATGCATCTGTAACTAAGAAGAACCATTCATTTGTTTGACCTTGTAAGTCTTGAATAGCTGTTACATAGTTTGGTTGTGTTGCAACATCAAATTGACCTACAACAATCTCTTTAACTTGTGGGTTTTGAGAGAAGATTCGTTGTGCTGCAATGTATGCTTTGTCTGTTGCTTCAAATCCATCAGATAACATTGCTGTTACGCTAGTGAATTTACGATAACCTGTATATCGGTTCTCACCTGTCAATACTGCAATCGTTTGAAGGTCTCGTACTGTTTTGGATACAACCTCTCGGTTGATAATCACATTAACAATATCTTTAATTTCTAACATTTTTCATTCCTGTGTTAGTTGTATATTGTTCCTTCAACCTTATCCACACCTAAGATAGTATGTACGAGTGTTGCAGAAAACTTCATTGATAATTTATTTGTTCTTCTATCTTGTGTTACTTCTGTTATTCTGTAGTCAGAGAAATGATTTTCTGTTACAGCAACATCTAATACCTCTTTAAGACCATTCTCCATAAGAATGCTTCCAGAGTTTGTTTGAGGAACTTTCTCTTTTGTGTATAAGATTTTCCATAGGTTTCTTTGAATAGCCCAAATGAGCCAATCATTCATAACTTTATATTCAATCTTTGTTCCATCAGCCGTTGTACCACTACCTACTGTTGCTTTATCTCTACCGTAGATTAATGCTGATGAAGTAGATAAGTTTGGGAGGTTTGTTCTTTTTGTTGTTGTTACTTTAGCTAGGAATTTATGAAGCCATTGAACTCTACTAGGGAAATAGAAACCACAATTTCCAATCCAAGATGCTTCTGGATAGTTAGACAATCTTGATTGAGCAAGCTCTACAGACATATCGTAAGGTTCAAACTGAACAAGTCTATTATCATCCCAAGCAACACCGCTTGTATTGTCCCATTGCCAAACACCTTTACCATCAGAGTAAGGGAGATCAACTTTGAAGAACTCATCTTGGAAGTAGTAAACAAGTTTCGACCTACCTTGAATCAATGTAGACACATCTGCTGTTGATGAAAAGAATTGCAATTTGAATTGTTCTTCAGCTATTGAGTTATTGAAAGATAAAACATCGTCTATATCTTTGCTGTCAATCACAACATAGTAGTAGCTTGAGTTGTCATCAGCTTTGTAAGCATCTTCAAATGTCTCTGTTGACCTCTTAGCCCTTACAACAACCTTTCCCATCTTTCCTA